CAGGCCAACGCAACCCTAGCCCGCAACCGCGCTGAGGAGTTGGCCCGCCTCTCACAGGAGGACCAGACCACGCAAGCACCTGATGTGGGCTTAGCTACCGATACTGAGGAGCCAGCCAGCCGCCGCCGTAAGCAGTTCTCAACGCCGTCTGCGAGCGCCGTCCGTGTCTAAGCACGCATACGATACGAAAGAGCGCAAGGGCAAAGAGGTATTTCACAAGCTCGATGCCCGCCGCCAAGGCTATCTCAAGAAGGCAGAGCGCTACGCCGGCTTTACGCTTGCCCGCCTCTGCCTCCCTGAGAACTACAACGAGAACGACAGCGAGCTTCGTCATGACTGGTCATCGGTGGGGGCACAGGCCCTTAACCACGCAGTCAACAAGCTCATGCTGACTATGTTCGCACCGTCCCGCCCGAACATCCGGCTGGCGATGGCCGCTAAGGATGAGGCACAACTCATGCAATCGCTTGGCCTCAAGCGTGAAGCAGTGCAGGAGTGGTTGTCAGAGGGTGAGCAAGAGTACGTCCGCACAATGGACCGCCTCTCGCTCCGCCCTCATGTGTTCGACTGCCTGACCGCGTTGGTAGGCATTGGCGATTCGCTGATGTACCTGCCCCGCGACAACCCAGACGGCGCACTGACGTACAACATCCGAGACTACGTGATCCGCAGGACTCCGGGCGGCAAGATCGCTGAGCTTGTCGTGCGAGAGCGTGTCATGTTCGTGGACTTGGAGGATGATGTCAAGTCCCTGTACACGGGTAAGCGCGACAACATCGACGCTGAGCCTATGTGGCTGTACCACCACATCAGCCGTACGGGCAAGACCTCCTTGGAGGAGCACACGTACCTCGAAGATCAGAAGCTCCCAGACAAGTACAGCGGAACGTACGAGGACGAGGTCAGCCCATGGCTCGCCGTGACGTGGCACCTTGCAAAGGGTAGGCACTACGGTACCGGGCTGGTCGAGGAATACGCAGGGGCATTCAGTGCCCTGAGTTCCCTGTCAAAGGCCACGGTGCAAGGCGCACTGCTGGCCTCTGAGTTCCGCTGGCTGGTTAACCCTAACGGTCTGACCAAGGTTGAGGACTTCATGTCCTCCGAGAACGGCGCAGCATTGCCGGGGCAAGATGGCGACATCACCCTCGTGGTGAACAGCAAGGCCAATGACCTCGCACTCGTTGACAAGGTGGCTGAGAAGCACATCCGAATCATCGGGCAGGGCTTCATGATGGGCAGCGCCATGACTCGGGATGCCGAGCGCGTCACGGCTGTTGAGATTCGACAGCAGGCGATTGAGTTGGAAACGGGATTGGGCGGGGCGTTCACACGCTTGGCCGGCACCCTTCAACGGGGCATCGCCCACTTTCTCCTTGACGCTGCGGACTTGAACATCAAGGGCAGCAAGGTCAGACTCTCGATCATCACCGGCCTCGACGCCCTCTCCCGGAGTGGCGACCTTGATGCTCTCCGCGCTGCGTTGCAAGACGTGGCAGGCTTGCAGCAGTTGCGGGACGTGATCGGTGAGTTGAATCTCCCAGCCATCATCAGCGCGATCTTCACAGGCCACGGCCTAAGCGCTTCGATGTACGTCAAGCCAGAAGAACAGAAGCAGCAAGAGCAAGCAGCCGCGCAAGAAGCGCAGGCACAGCAGGTAGGCACCGAAGCCGCCGCTCAAGCATCAGCACAAGCAACCCGAGGACAATAAATTGACCGTTGAAAACATTCTCACCCCTGACCTAGCACCCGCCGCAGCACTGGACGTAGTCCCGGCGGAGCCAGTCGTTGCCCCCGCAGCGCCTGTAGCCCCAGCAGAGGACATCACGTACGAGCACGAGATGACCGGCAACCCCTCGCTCGACGTGGCGCTGGACTTCATCGGCCAGCGCGGACTTAGCCCCACGGACCCAGCAGTTATCGCAGCCAAGGCTGGAGACTTCGGGCCGATTGAGGAGAAGTTCAAGGCCATGGGCGCTAAGGCCAAAGGCTACGAGCGACACCTCACCCTCGTCAAGAGTGTACGGGATGGTGAGATTGCCTCAAACAAAGCCCGCGACGCTGCACTCCAAACCCTCGTGGACAAAGCCGCTGGTGGTAACGCCCGGTGGGAGGCGATCAAGGTGTGGGCTGGTACTGAGGCCGACGACGGCCAGAAGCGCCAGATCAACGCGGCCCTGACCGCTGGTGGTATGGCAGCTACGAGCGTGGTGGAGAAGTTGAGCGCTATGTACGACCGTGCGGTCGGCAAGTCCCCAGCTAGTGCCGTCAAGCCCGGTGCTGCCGCTGAGGACGGTGCGTCCAACGTACCGCTTACCGCTAAGGAGTACGGCAAGGCCGTGGAGAAGCTGATGCAAGCCGCCAATGGGCGGGACATTGGAAAGAACCCAGCGTACATCGAGCTACAGTCCCGACGACTGGCAGCGCGTAATGCTGGGGTAGCGTAAGTCCTAATTGGGACTTATAATGACAAACCGTTTCTGCAAATCTGCAATCAATCAAGGATAATCCTTCATGGCACTCGACGACACCTTCAACATCACCCCTGTTAACCAAGCCAACGGCGAGGGTTCCTTGCGAGCCTTGGTTATCGAGGAGTACACCGGCATGGTCGAGGGCACCGTTGCCCGCCGCTCCCTGCTGGCCGACAAGATTCCCTTCCGCACCATCACGGGTACCGACACGTTCACCAACCGCGCTGTTGGCGCTGCTGGTCCCATGCGTGCCCTGATCCCCGGCGCTAAGCTGGACGGTGTGGCCTCGCAGTTCGCCCGCAATTCGCTGACCATCGACACCGTTGTCGCTCAGCGTGAAGCATTCAGCTTGCTGGATGTGTTCCTGACCAACATCGACGTGCGCCGCGAAGTCGCCCAAGAGCAGGGTAAGGAGACCGCCAAGTTCCTCGACAAGGCTTTGTTCATCCAAGCCCTCAAGGCCGGCCTCTTGACCGAGTCCAGCTTCAAGGGTACCGCCGGTACCGGCAAACCTGCTGGTCACTTCGGCGGTTCGCAAGAAGTTCTGGCTGGCGCTACCGACTACCAAGACCCTGTGAAGCTGTACGCAGCTATCGCTCGCTTGCTGGTCAAGTTCCAGAAGAAGGACATCGACCCAGCGCAGGATGGCCTGATGGTGATTGTTCGTCCTGACGAGTACTACACCCTCTTGCAGGCAGAGCAGTTGATCAACAGCCAGTACGTCTCGGCTCAGGGCAACACGGTTGACGGCATGGTTCTCAAGACCTACGGCGTGCCTGTGTTCGCTACCAACAACGCTCCCTTCCTGTCCACCATCACGGCGCACCAGTTGTCCAACGTGGCAAACAGCAACGCCTACGACGGCGACTTCTCGAAGTCCGTTGCCATGGTGTTCGGTGAGAAGTCGGTCATGGCCGGCGAGTCCATCCCACTGCAATCCAAGGTGTTCTTCGACGACCTGTACAAGACGTGGTACGTCGATAGCTGGTTGTCCTTCGCGGCTGGCCCGAACCGCGCTGAGTACTCCGGCGTGATCAACATCCCTTGATCCCCATAAATTTCCCCCACATCCCTTCGGGGGCGTGGGGGATTTTTTCGTTTTAAGGACCATCATGTATTCCAAGTTAGAAGTCATCAACCAAATGCTAGGTGTGATGGGCGAACTCCCCGTCAACACGCTGTCCAGCCCGCACACCATTGTGTCCGCTGGCCTGCAAGAGCTTGAGAACGAGTCCATCCGAGTGCAGGCACGCGGGTGGTGGTTCAACCAAGAGACGCCTACCCTGACCCCGCAGTCAGGTACCAACTTCATCAACCTCCCAAACAACACGTTGCAGGTGGACACGCTTACGCAGTTCCCGGAAGTCGCAGCACGCGGTACTCGCTTGTTCAATGCTACCACCAGCAGCTACGAGTTCACCGCCCCCGTTGACGTACGCCTCACGCGCTACCTCGACTTCGATGAACTCCCGTACCTCGCACGCTTCTACGTCGCAGCCGGCGCTAAGCTGGCGGTGCAGTCGAACTACGACGGCGACGGCACCAAGATGCGTAAGCTGTCACAGGACCAAAGCGTGGCGTACTCGGAACTCCACGCGGAGCACATCCGTAGCCGCCGTGCAAATCTGATCAACCGCCCTAACTTCGCAGCCGCGATGCAGTGGGCCACGGGAAATACTTTCCGCATACCCTAAGGAGCTAGCATGGGCAAAGTAACAGGAGCGTACAAGAGCCTTGTGCATGGCGTGAGCCAGCAAGTGCCCGAGCAGCGCCAAGACGGGCAACACCAAGAGCAAGTAAACGTGCTCAGCGATCCCATCCGTGGCATCGTGCGGCGGCAAGGGACGCAGCGCCTAGCAGAGTCCGCCCTCACGGTGGATGCTGCCGGGGCTGATGACCTCGCAGCCAACTACACTGAGTACGACCTCCGCGTGGAGGAGACCAACATCGCACTGATGACCCGCCGAGCCGGGACATCGGGCACATCCGACGGCATCTACGCTGTCTGGCGCAGCGGTGCTAATGACGGCAAGCTCATCCCCACCGTAATCGCACCAGACGCGGTCCCGTTCATCGACTCCGGTATCAACGGGGTAGCCGTAGCGGGCCGGTACTTGGTCATGCCGCACAACCTCGTCACCTCCTCAGTGGAGACCGCCGTGTGGGGCAGCGTCGAGCAGAAGTCTCGCTCCGCCGTATTCGTACGCGGCGGTAGTTACGCCAAGCCGTACAAGGCGACGATCAAGTTCGTGGGTATCGCTGAGATTGCGGCCACGTACACAAGCCCCGCCTCCTCGTACCCCGGAACACTCAACACGAGCGACATCCCGTACGCGGCGACTGACTACTCCAAGCAGGTTAATGATCGCGTCAACGCGTTCAACGGCTTGGTGACGAACTGGATCGGTACCGCAGCAGCGGCCATCCAGCCAAGCGCAATTGCAGCATCGCTCCGCACCGCGCTCAACCTTGCCGGTCTTGCCGCGCACGCTACCGTCTTGGTAGTTGGCGCTGTCATCTTCATAACGGCGCTTGCCGGCAAGGAGATTGAGTACATCACGGTCGATGATGGGGGCGATGGTACCCAACTCAAGTTCATGTGGACCACCGTTGAGGCCCCCTCCGACCTGCCGCCAATCGCCGTGCCCGGTACGGTCATCAAGGTTGAGCCGCTGGGCAAGGAGGCGTACTACCTGCGGGCAGAGTCTGACTCTCCCGGTACACCTAAGGTGAAGTGGAACGAATCATTCGCTACCTCCGTGGCCCTGTCCAACGTGTTCTTGCTGGGCACTATCTTCAGTGGTACGCTGTACGTGGGCAAAGACCCTGCGTCCTTGCAGGCCATCCTCCCCGGCGGTAGCGGTATCGATGTGCCAACCCTTGGCAACCGTATTGTCGGCGACGACGAGTCCAGCGCAGTGCCGCACTTCGCGGGCCACCTCGTGACGCACGCCAGTATGTTCCAAGACCGGCTCGTTATGTGCTCCGGTAACGTGATCAGCGCCTCAGCAACGGGCGACTACTTCAACTTCTGGCGCAGCACCGTGCTGTCCGTGGTGGACTCTGACCCCGTGGAGGTATTCGCCAACGGCAGCGAGGACGATGTGATCCGTCACGCCGTGTTCTTTGACCGGGGCCTCGTGTTGGTGGGCGACCGCCAGCAGTACGCGCTCAGCGGCAAGCTGCCTCTGACGCCGGCCACGGCAAGCCCCATCCAATCCAGCGCACACAAGGACATCGCAGGCGTACGGCCAGTGGCCTCGGGTGACTACATGTTCTACTCCAAGGCAGAGAGCGCGTACTCACAGGTGCACCAGATCAGCGTCGGCGCAGTGGACGATACGAGCAACAGCATCGAGGTGACGCAGCAACTTGACAGTTATATCAGGGGAAAGGTCCGCAACCTCACAGCAGTGGCGATCCCGGATATCATCGCAGTCCGCACCGACGAGGTCCAGAATGGATTCTATGTGTTCCGCTTCATCGACAGCCAGTCCAAGGAACGACTGGCCGAAGCATGGGCACGCTGGGAGTTCGATGATGGGTGCGGTAAGGTCGTTGGGCTGAGCGTAGTGCAGGAGCGCCTGCGTATCATGTTCGTGCGCGGCGACGGCGTCGGTGGGTACAGCTTGGTGGTGGATGAGGCCCGCCTCACACCCGGCACCAACACCCTTCCGTGCCTTGACAGTCAGGCGCAACACGATGCGTACCCGTACATCGCTGGCATTCAGTACGCATGGGGCGCGGACGGTATCTCCACCCGCGCATGGCAGGGGCAAGCGGACGGCGACAAAGCTGCGCTTACCTTGGACCTTGGGATGGATGACCTGTGCCGCATGGGCTACCCGTACCCAGCGTACGTGGAACTCACAAGCCCATTCATGCGCGACCGTCAGGACAACCCGATCATCGTGGGGCGTACAGTTGTCAACTCGTTGACGCTGAGCCACGCGAACACTGGGGCGTACAACGTGGTGGTGACAACGCCTTACGATACCACGACCTCCCTTGAGTTCCGGGGCCTCACGGTCAACGGGGTGGACTCCACAGTCGGGGAGCGACACTTGCACAAAGGCAGGGCATCAGCCCCTGTGGGCCGCGAGACCCGCGACTACATCGCTACCGTATCGGCCTTTCAGTGGCAACCAATGGCTATCACAGCCTTGGACTGGACTGGTCAAATCTTCAACAACGCCCGTAGGGTTTAAGGAAACATTATGGCAACACCAGCCACCACCTCAGGGAGTGCGGGGGCAACGCCAGTCGCCACCTTAGGGAGTGCGGGGGTAATAGGAGCCGCCTCTCAGTTCGCAAGCGCCTTAGTCGCGGGCCACTTCCAACGACAGGCGGGGAAGCTACAGGCCCGCCAGATCGAGTTCCAGAACGGGGCCAACCAGCGCTCCATGGCGATTCAGAACTCTGCAAACCAGAGCGAGTGGATTGTGGCGCGGTCGCAGGCCAGCCTAGCACGAGCGCAGGCAGCAGCCGACAACAAGATGCGCGAGGCTGGGAACATCGCAGGCGCAGCGGCAGCGGGGCTAGACAACTGGGCACGCTCCGTATCCAACGAGCGCATGCTCCAGCAGGGCGGCGAGGTTTACCAAACAGCCGTGACCAACCAGCTACGCAACCGCGAGGCTGTGACCGACGGTTCTATCGAGAGCCGGCTGGCCGCAGCGGAATCGCGTGGCGCGTACGCAGCAGCAACGGCAATGGCCGGTGTGAGTGGTGGTAGCGTGGATGGTATCGCTACCTCCATGGAGCTACAGAACCAGCGCCGCCAGTTCTATCAAGAGCGGGCGCAGGGCTACGCGGATTACGACACGATGAAAGAGATCATCGGCATACAGTCGCAGTCCTTCGACAAACTCGACCTCAGGGTCACACAAGCAAACCGCGACCTCGGGTTCAGCGTCGGTCCTAGTGATCCGCTGGCCCCCGTCGGCGGCATCTCGTTCAATCAGCAAGTTCCGCAGACGTGGGGCAGTGCCGCGACGGACGGCTTGGCGTGGTTCATGAACAACGACAACAACGCGGCATCTCGGCAACTCGTGGGCGCAGTTAGTAGCTGGTTCACGAACGACACCCCAGACCCGTACCCTAACGACGAGTAAGGAAACAACATGGCTAACATTGGATTCTCAGAGGGCGGCAAGGGTTCCGCCGAACGCGGGCCGGGCAGCTTCGCGTTGCAGGTGCCCGGTGCGCCGCAACAACGAGCATCGGAGATTATACAGGACGCACCTAAGGTGGGCATCGAGGGCGGGGCGGTAACGTCCACCGGGCGCATCGCAGCACCGTCCCGGAACGCCCCAATCCAGAGCATCGGGCAGTTGCCTGAGGTGAAGATGCCGCGCGATCCTACCGCTGACCTTCTGTTCAAGCTGGGTGGGATCAAGGCGCAGGAAGCTGTCGCTAAGCGGGAGCGTGAACTGTTCGTGCAGGGCGCTACCCGTGCCGCCGCTGGTGAGGCGATGGTGAACATTGCCAACGAGCAGCCATGGATGTCCCGAGTCTTCGGTGACACCGCATTGGTCGAGGGTGCGCGTGCGTACAGCGTCAAGGCGGGCGTGGCGCAGTGGGCGGGGGAACAGTTGAACAGCATGAAGGAGCTTCGCAAGCAGTCCCCGGACGCCGCAGCCCCCGCAATCTCGGCCACCATTGGGCGCTTCATGACGGGCGACCCCGGCACAGACGCCGCCATCCAAGAGGAGTTCCTCGCGCAGGTTCCCAGCATCGTGAAGGAGCACACCAAGCAGCACTACCTGTACTTGCAAGAGACAGCCAAGACCGCTCGGGATAACGCCTTCGCCGCAGTGTTCAACAAGTCAGAGGCGTACCATCAGAACGTGATCGACGGGACGGACGCGGATCAGGCAGCGGAGACGGCGTCTGTGGCGCTCGCCCTTATGCCCGCACCCGGTGTGGATCAAGCAGCGCATTGGGCGGCTGTGGTGGAGCAAGCTGTATCAAGCCTTGGTAGCGGCAACGTCTCGACGTACACCCTACTCAAGCGGACAGGTATGCTTACCGCCCTGCCACTTGACGCCCAGACCACAATTGACATCGCCATCCGTAAGGCCGCACCAGCCGCACTCCAAGGCGCGGCTAAGGTTCTGTTCAACGACCTCGTAGAGTTGAACAAGTTCAAAGGCAACTACACCGAGGACCAACTGAAGGCTGAGTACGCCCGCATCAACACCACGGCGGCTTCGGTTAGCGGTATCCCTGAGGACATCGCCCAACTGATCGGCACGAACTCACAACTCACGGGCCTATCGCAACTCGACGCATTCAACAACGCGAAGCGGAACGCGGCGCAGACGAAAGTTACTGCCGCTGTGCAGGGCGCTATTATCGCGTCGCTTTTAGCTGGACCTCCGAGTAAGGGTAGTCTAGAGGACTTGAAGCGCGATGGTGTTACTGCGAAGCAGATCGAGGACGGGATGAGTGACAGACTGATGGCCCTCCCACCAACAGAGCGCGGTATGTGGTTGGCTGATTGGGGAGCCAGCCACGTGCACAGCGACAGGGGAGAGGCTTTGGTTGCCGACGCGTTCGCTAAACTTTCCCAGCCTAATCCAGTGGTGTCGGAAGCGCAAGCCCTGCTGGACATGTGGCGCGGATTCAAGCAATCACCCGCGCGTATGGCGTACTTTAAGGGAGGCATGGATAAGTACATGGCCGCGCTTGACTCAGTGGAGTCGTCATCAAAGAGTCTTGCGGTAGCACTGACCACCACACGCTTTGATGCACAGAATGTATCGACGGTCACGCTAACCGCGCCGCTTAGGGAGGCAATAGACGCAACCGTGCTGGATCGCTACACGAAGGGTACCTTCATGGGCACCTTCGCCGCCATCGGCAGGGTCATGGACCCACTGGCATCGCAAACCCCAAATGCCTCGGCTACGGACCTAGCGCAACTGCGCGGACTCGCGGCTGGGTACGCTATGAACAACCCGACAGCATACGCCACCGAGGCCGGGACCGCTAACGCCTCAGTCCAGTCCGTCATGAATACGGGGGCAGCGTCGTGGGCGGGTGATCGGCTTATCCTTAATACCGACGTGCCGGACGCGAGGGCTTCGACCCTAACGACCATCTTGGGGTCGGGAAACGAGGATGAGAACGGCATCATCTTGTCGTACGTGATCGCTGAGAAGTCCCGGCTCAATGGTGTGGTTACAGGCACGAGCCGCGTGTTCCGCATGAAGGGTACAAAAGGATCGCCGCTGATGTACGAGATTCACGGCGTTGATGCCGAAGGAAATGACAAGTACGCATACGTCCGCCTCGGAGATATGGTGGCGGCGCGTAAACGTATCGACGTGGCAAAGGCCACTGCGGCCGCATCGGCAAGGACGCAGGACCAAGCCACCATACGGGCAACTGGCGCGGCTGCATCAGCAGTATTCACGCAGGTACCATCTGGCGTTGGGGGCAGACCCGAACGCTAAATTAGCAACAGACCTAAGGGTCAGAAAGATACACCATGGACTTTACCGGACTTCAACCACACGACGCAATGCGTCAGGCAAGTACGAGCTTGGGCTTGCCCGAAGGGTTCTTCGACCGCATGTGGGCGCAAGAGTCGAGTCGTGGGCGCGAGATGCTCTCGCCCGCTGGCGCACGCGGCCACTTCCAGATCATGCCAAAGACACAGGCGCACTGGGAGAAAGAGAACAAGCGTGCGTACAACCCAGACGTGTTCAACGACGGCTTGTCCATGGCGTACCAGACCATGAAGCAGAACTTGGGCAAGTTCCCGAACCCGTTGGAGGCGACGGCTGCTTACAACGGCGGCTGGACACCTGCCAAGTGGGGCAACAAGGAGACGCAGGGTTACGTCAAGGCCCTCTGGGCTAATGTGCCTCAGGTGGCTACGCAACTAGCAGCCTTCGGTGCCCCTAAGGTATCGCATCCCGGCGGGGCGCAGCAGCCTGCAACCAGTCATCCCATGGGAGAGCAAGGCGATACGTTCCAGCCGACCCTCGCCCCTGCCCGACCGCCCGAGTTCGGTGCCGTACCTAGCCTGAACTTCACACAGGTTGCCAACGACGACCAGATGGAGCAGGAGGCCCGTGACGACACCGACTTCTGGGATGTGATCCGCACATCGTGGCGTGACTCTAGGGTCAACGGTACGTGGACTGCGGTGGAGCATCTGAGCAAGCCAGACGCGGACCCGACGTACTCGTACTACGATGACCCGAGACGCGCCGAGGCCGAGGCCCTCACCCGTGGCACCGCTGAGCTTGAGTTCCTCCGGGAGAACAGCAAGAGCGCGGCTTCCATGACGTGGGCCATTGACCAGAACAAGCAGCGCCGCGCTATGGACGAGGTCTACACGAACGCTGGCGGGGTGACTAGCTTCGTGGGGCAGATGGGCGTGTCGCTATTTGACCCCACGGGATGGGTGGCAGCGGGTGCGGCGGGCAAGGCAGCACGGCTGGCTCGCGTAGGCCACCGCGCCCTCGCGCTACAGGGCCGGGGCAAGGCCGCAATCGGGGCGCTGGCACTGGAGGGCGCAGCCGGTAACGTGGCGTGGGAGGCTGTTCAGCGAAGCTGGGGCGAGAGTAAGACAGGTGCTGACTTCGTAATGGCTGCGGGCGTCGGCGTTGCCTTCTCGTCGCTGGGCATTCACAGCACCCTGCGTGACGCAGAGACAGCGCGTATCGGGCAGCAGCTTGACACGCACGTCGCTGACATCGAGGCCGGTGCAGTGGGCCGCGACATCGAGGACCGCTCCAACGGCATCTCGGCTGAGGCAGCAGGTGCACGGGATGCGGCAGAGGTGCGCGAGCGCGTCCGTGACTCAGAGGCCAGCCGTGGTGTGAACAGCGAGGACGTAGCAGTCCCGCATGACATGGCGGTGATGGAGCGTCAGGCCGACGAGCTTGTGACAGAGCGTGCGAACGCCGCTGAGCAGACACGGGTTGACGCGGCTGAGCAAGTGCGGACGGAGGCAGC